TTCTTTCGACGGGCAGGACGGGGCCAAACATAACGAGGATGAGGACGGAACCTATACAGACAGTTTTGTGTATACCGGGACTTCGCCTTATTTATATTTCATTGTTTACGGTGCCGCCTCTGAAACAAGCTCTTTCGACTTAGACGATGTATCTTTGAAGGAGCTTTCGACGGCGGATAAAATCGAAGAAGCTCTCTTTGATTTGCTCCGATGGAATGCCGGAGTTTTGGCCATTACATCAAGCAGGATTTACCCGCAGATTGTCCCGCAAGGCACGGTTTATCCGGCCATCCGGTACAACCAAATCAGCGGGATAAGGGAGCATACCACGTCTGACACGGTGAACATGGTTACGTCACGATTTCAGATTGACTGTTATGGAACCACCCACTCGGGCGCGCGTACGCTGGCCGATGCCGTAAGGGCCTTGCTTGACAATTACCACGGAACGGTGGGAAGTGTGGTTATTCAATGCGTCCACCTGATAGACGAAAACGACTTTTTTGAAGAGACAATTGGAGTAGACCAATTGAGGCGATACGGAAAAACGCAAGATTATCAAATTTGGTATAACGAATAGGAGATTCAAATGACTACAGGTTATCACGGACACGGGACTACATTTTCGATTGGCGGAACATCGGTCGGGCAGATTGTATCTATTTCGGGGCCGAATCTTTCAAGAGATTCAATCGACATCTCCAATATGGGTTCAACGAACAAATGGAAAGAGTTTCTTCCGGGAATGCTGGATGCCGGAGAATGTACGATTGAACTGATTTATGACGGGACTACCGTAGCTACTTTGTTGGCGGCTCAATTGACAGCATCGGCCAGCACGATGGTTGTGACCTATCCCGATAACGGCACATGGTCGGCGGCTGGATTCATTACCTCGTTAGGCCACTCTGTTTCTTTCGACGATGCTGTCAAGCAGTCAGTCGGCGTTAAATTTACCGGCGCGGGAACGGCCAGCTATTAAAGGAGTTTGAAATGACTACAGCCGTACACGGGCATGGCGCAACCCTTGTTAAATGCGCCACGACAAACTTTACAACCGTAACGACTATAGGCCAGATTGTCTCTATCAATGGGCCGAACCGCAGCCGGGATACGATTGATATTTCAAACATGGGGTCAACGGCAAAGTGGAAGGAATACCTGAACGGCATGATGGATGCCGGTGAAATGTCGATAGATGTTGTTTATGACGGAACTACCTATTCGACGTCTTTAGCGCAGGAGATTACTAATCCAACGGCCTATTGGAAGATCACCTGTAATGACGGAACCAATGCCGCCTCAAGCTCAAGCATCTACAGTGCTGGGTTTGTGACATCGTTAGGACATTCCGTGTCTTATGATGATGCCGTAAAACAAAGCATCTCTATTAAGCTGACCGGCGAACCGGTCTTTGATGCAAAAACATAGTGAAAGGAATTGTATGTTATCGAAAGAAAGTATTTTTCAGATTAACGATGTACAGATTGTGCCGGTTGATGTTCCTGAATGGTATGGAAGCGTCTGTGTCAAGACCATTACCGCAAAGGATCAGGACGTTTGGAGCGCGGAAGTCGCCAAACAAAAGAAAGAATCTCGCGCTAATTTTCAAGCCTCGTTTCTTGTGATGTGTATTTGTGACGAATCCGGAACGCTCTTGTTTAGCCGGTCAGATGCCGATGCTCTTGGCAACAAATCAGCCGGGGCGTTGAACCGGATATTTAATGTAGCCAGCCGGATCAACGGGCTTTCTGAGTCCGATGTAAAGGAACTTGAAAAAAACTCCGTGACAGTCCAAGGCGAAGATTCTACTTCAAATTAGCTTTAGCTTTGGGCTGGCCGGTCTGCTGGATTGAGCAATTACCAAATAAGGAAATCGAAGAATGGATGGCGTTTTACAGACTAATGCCGTTTGGCGACGACAGGGCCGATTTAAGGTCTGCCTTACAAACGGCCAATCTTATCTCGCCGCATTTGAAAAAGGGCCATACGCCGAAACTGAAAGACTACATGATAGACTTTGAACCGAAAGTACCAATGAGTCCTGACGAGATTAAAAACGTTTTAGCAAGGATTAAATAATGGCAAACGCCGGGACAATAGCCGGCAATTTGATTGCGCGCACAATGAACTTTGAGAAAGGAATGCATAAGTCAAGGGGCTTGCTTAAGGACTTTGATAAATTTGCAAAGGTTGCGCTGAGTGTGGGGAAGGTCCGTGCCTTTACCTATGGGATTGAAAAACTTTCGGACGGGATATCCGCGTCAATTGATGTTTGGCGGGAGCAGGGCAGTTTGGCGGAAAAACTTGGTAAGTCTTTTTTGAAAATAGTCCCCGGCGGTGATGCGGCGCGTCAATCGGTAGAGCAATTGACCGATAAGCTGACCGGCTTGGACCCCCTGTTAAAAGGTCTTGAGGCAATAAGGAGTGTTCGCTTTGAATTGCAGGGCTTGACAGATACCGAAACGCAGCTTAGCAAGGTTTTGAAAACAATTGACGAATTACAAGCGAAGGCGGACGGGGCCGGGTCTATCCTTGCCCCTGCTGTATTTGATGCCTTCCGGCGCAAGGCTACGGAAAAGTACGACACCAGCGCGGCGGATATTGCCGAAAAACAGGCGGATGCGATGCAGGAACTTCTTGACCGGCTTTCAGAAATACGTTCAAAGGCCGCCGGTCTGGATGACATCACGGCCGCGCTGTACAAGATGGATCACGAACTCGGTTTAAGCGTCGAACAGTTTGCAAAAATGGCCGCCGTTGTGGAGAAGGTTAAAGAGGCCGAAAAAAAGCTTTCCGAAAATATGGAACTCCAAAGCTTTGCGGACCGGCTGAAGGAGCAGACGAAAACAGCCATTGAGATTTATGACGAACAGGTCCGAAAGATTCAGGAGGCTTTCGATAAAGGCTTGATTGGCTATGAGACTTATACCCGCGGGCTTGACCGCTTAAAAGACGACCGCTTCGCAGGTGGCGGAAACAATCCCGGCGAAGGCGTCGTTTTCAGGTCACAGGACATTGACGTTAGCGGACTACATGACAGCAACCCAATGAAGCCTACTGAGGATATGCTTAGGGAGATGCTTTCCATCCAGAGAAAGGCGTTTGCAAACTAATGACCGATATTATCCTTAATACAATTAGCTCGGAGCGAGTTCTTCGGACAGCAACAAGTGTTGAGATAACCAACGGGATTATCGTCAACAACATCCCAAGCGATATTTACGGGTACGCTAAAGTAAACTGGGCTATTAATTATGCCGGTCTATACTATGGGATGCCTCACCCAGATAATCCACAGGCAAGGCTTGGGCGCATTGACGCAAAAGCGATAACGTCCGATTGCGTCGAAATGGAACTTACCTATATTCAGAATCTAACGGAAATTATAGTTAATATCAGTACTCAGCTTTATCAGACCGAAACAAATAGGGCGGTTTACCGGGCTGGAGCGGGAATCAATCCGTTAGACGGGCCGTATTCTTTGATGAAGGTTGTTTATAAATATCCGGAGAACTATCAGCTTGACGAAAAGCTCAGGGGAAAGGTGATTGAAAAAACCGTTACCGTCCCGAAAGATTCTCACGATGCTATAATTACCATCCAGAGAGAAGAGGACACGAGCTATCCGGCGGTCATTGCACAGATTAACACGTTTATAAACACCCTGAACGAGTTGGGATGGTCTTTTGAACCGATGGCATGGGCTGGGACTTATAAATGTATTGATATTAGCGCGGATTATAATAATAAGACCGGGACATTTATCAAGAATTACGCCTTCGCACGCAGACAGGTTTCGCTGCCTGACCCGGAAAATGGAATCTATACACTTAGAAGCGGCTGGGATGTTGACCTGTATTACCGAGACCACAACACGGGGGAACCGCCTGCCGATGTTGTGACCTACACATCCATTGATGACGGCGTACCTAACCCTTCTCCCGGCGGGGTTCGCCTTGGTGTACCCATTTACCCGATTGCCAACTTTAACGATTTAATTATGCCATGAAAAAGCTGACGCGATTTAATACCAGAGAAGTGATAGACGCCATCAACGGGTTAATTGGCTTTGCGTCCGATCTGCGCTCAGGAGACGGGATTATTCAAGTCTCGCAGGGAAAAGGGATTAAGATTAACGTCGATATGCTCAGGGCAAGAATCGCAAAGACCCAGCCGTCGGGAAGCGGTATTGAATGGGCCTATTGCGCGGAGGCGGCGGGTACGGGTTCAAGTATTTTATGTTATATCGGGATTTCGGCCTATGATGCGTCGTTTGTGTACTCCAAAGACACAATCGTTATTTACAGCAATGAATTTTACAAGAGCCTGCAAAATGAAAACTTAGGGCATACACCGACAGAAGGAGAGTGGTGGACTGTTACGACGACGGGAACCGAAAGCGTTTACTTTGACCTTCTCGGCGGGATTAGCAATGTTAGCGACGGTCACTTATCGCTTGTCAAGGGAAGCCCTATTTTGGTCAAAATGAGAGGCGATTACTGGCGATGCGTTACACCGATTGAGGGAACGGAGGAAAAGGACTGTGGTTAAACTGACCCGAGATTCCGTGTCCGGCAAGCTCATCCGCTGCATCGACAGCGGCCGATTGCTTCGCGGCTGCTGCGGAATACTTCCAGACCCTGTATATACCTACGGAGTAAATTGTTGTGCATTTTTGCATCCATCACCGGCTGCCTGGGATGACGAGACCGTCTATAATACAGGCGATTTTGTGACGCACGAAGGCGTGGCTTATTATTCGACTATAGATAATAATACCGGCGAGCCGTTCACCCCTCACTTGCCGGGAGCCGCATGGACATCGTATACTCCCTGCTCAAACAGTACCTGGTATCACTTTGCGCCGCGCTATGGAGGCGTCAACAAAACACCAAAATACTACTCCGTTTATATCGTTATCGAGGCACGGCATATCGTCAACGGGTATGCCACGACCGGTGGAGTTTGTACTCCAATAGCAAACGCAAGGGACTTTTACTATTATTTGTCGGTTCACCTGCAACTCCAAAACGATGGCACCTGTTTGTGGGATAACCTATGGAATTACAGTACAAGCTTTCTGAGCAATTACGCACGATATGATTTAAAGAGCAACAATCCAATATACGGTAGTTGGCAATGCACGGGTGAAACAGATGACGTCGAAGGAGAAGTGTCTTTGCAATTAAGCCCCGGCGCCAGTGGAGGCCTTAGGTCTGTGCTTGATATTCCACTCATGTACAACTCTACTCCTTCTGGGTCTGGATGTGATGAAAGTTCTACCATTATAAGTGCCC